CCGAAGAAGAAGCGATCCCGGAAATCAAAGAATTCCAGTGGCCCCGCCTCGACTCCGAAGCCGTTGTCAAAAGCCTGCGAATCCACGCTGATGGACACATTAGTGCTGATCAACCAAAGGCTGAGTACATTAGAAACGCGATTGACTGCCTCGTCAATTCCGGCGAGTACCCTCTAACGAGGATACCCGCTGGTCTTGAGGAAGGTTCGGAGCTTGATCGGATCTTTAAGGGGGGTGAAAACCCCAATTATGATCTGATCGCTTCGGAGTTGCGGTTGGATGATGTACTTGGTCACGTTGTTGGTGACTCAACCCCCGGTATCCCGTGGATGAAACTTGGACAGAAAAATAAAGATGTCTTAGAGAATCATACACAGTTGATTAAGGATGCGGTTGTAGAATCCTTCATACGATCTGTTGTTGCGGGTGAAAGCATATTTTCACAATCACCGGACGAACTCATTCGTAATGGTTTGAGGGATCCTGTTCGGCTTTTCATTAAGAACGAACCTCATGGTTTGAAGAAGATTCAATCCGGGAAATATCGCCTTATTTCTGGTGTCTCATTGAGAGACCAACTTAAAGAGCGAATTCTCGGTTCTCTTCAAAACAACGCCGAAATCGAGAGTTGGACTACGTGTCCTTCACGACCCGGAGTTGGATTGAATGATGAAGGTCTACTCATCATGGGTGAGAACTTTAAGGAAGAGTTGAAGGAAGGTGGCATCATGGAAACGGATGTTTCCGGATGGGACTGGTCCGTTCAGAATTGGGAGATCAAGGCAGATGTTGAATGCAGACGTAGGCTGGCTCAAGCCTCTGAGGATTCGCTTTATGCGTTTCTTCTCAGGGTTCAGGCTTATACAATTGCTTCCACTGTCTATACGGTGCCCGGTGGTGAAATGATTCGCCAAGGGGTCCTTGGAATTCAAAAATCAGGTTCGTACTGGACTAGCTCGACGAACTCTCGAATGAGGGTTCTCGCTAGTCTGGTTGCTCGCCAGATGGCTGGAATCAAGTTGACCAAGAAGGTTGGAGTCTCCGCCATGGGTGACGATAGCACTGAGAGACATTTTGACGGTGCGAAATTATGTCTCGAGAGGTTAGGGCATAAAGTTAAATTTGTGAAGACGAACTTTAAGCTCGCAGGGATTTCATTCTGTTCTCATGAATGGTTGGAGTCCGGATTGGCTATCCCGGAAACAGCGCCGAAAACTGTATTCCGCTACCTCTCTCACCCGAAAGTCGCGGATGGTTATCCTGAGTGGTTTGCTCAGCTTGACTGGACGTTACGCCACCATCCCGATAGGAACCGTCTTCTTAGAGTCTGCCGCGCGCGAGTAGATTCCATGCATAATAGCATGTCGTCCCCAAACCAAATATC